AGTTATAAAAGCATGAGACGCTTGAGTAAAACACTCTATTAAAGAAGTTCCATTTCCAACCCCACTGCTTGGATCATGAACTAAAAGAGTTTGTTCATCAATTGTAGTCTTTGAAAATGATATTAAATCTGAAAAATCTGTATAATCATTATTTGACAGTACGCCTCTTACTCTAACTTGATAATCTTCAGATACAAAAAATGGAATAGAAAAAGAAGTCTCAAAAGGCGAAATAACAATAGACCCGCTAGGATAATTTAAATCTACTCTTTCTGCAATTAATGCTCCAGTATAATTATTCAAATAGCTGATACCGCTTGTTGCATTAGACAGTTGCCCACTATATAAACCAGAATTATAAGAACCTTCGCTTGGATAATAAACAAAAGAGTTTATGTTTTCGTCGTAATAATAAACTAAATAAAGACTTGGAGAATTTAAGCTTCCAGAACTAAACGATATGCTATATAAATTATCTATTGTTGACTCACTATAAACACCTTCTGGAAACGTTCCTCTTGAATCTAAAATTATTGTATGAGGTTTCCATTTAATACCACTGGTTCCAGAAGGGGTAAAAACCGACTCGTATGATGTTCCAGAATAAAAAGGGTTTATACCTTTTTGAGAAAAAGATAGCTGACCATCTCCTGTGCCTTGAACGATTGCGCTAACACTATCTATTTTTGGCGAATTATAATAATAAACATCACTGCCACCAGCATCTCCACTCTTTAACAACTGTATTTCATAATCAAGAGGCACATTAGATGAATTTTTCGCCCACTTAACCAATAATCTTCTATCGAAAGTGTAAGAAACAGGATCATAGTTAATCAATAAAGAACCACTTATATTTTGTGGTTTTATATCAAAACTATTTTGATTTAATATGTCTAATTTGACTAATCCAATATTATAATAACCACCAGTATTATAAAAATCTTGAGACATCAAACGATAATACTTTTTCTCTAAATAGTTAGGAGAATAAGATATCGATGAAGAAGGAAAAGAAGACGTTTGATCTTCTATAAAATCAAAAGAAGGAGACGAGCTTTTTTGTAAAAAAACTTGTTTTGCATACTGTTTATTAATTAATTGATAATTAACAAAAACGCTTTCACTTGTACTTGTTTCTACGTCTTCAAATTCTGGTGTTTTAAAATTTAATACAAAAACTCCCGTAGAATTAAAACCATCTACAGTTGTTGACGTAATCTGTATATAACAATCTCTTAAGAAATTAACATCTGCGTATAAACTTTGAGAAAAAGATTGTAAAATTGATGTATCAAAAGAAAAAAACTTATCTTTTAAAGGTGAATTTAAAATCGAAACAACGGCATTATCTTTATCTAATAAAGAAACTGAAAAATAATTAAAAATACCATCATTTATATTTGCCGACTTGTTGGTAACCGGATCTAAAACATCCCATGTAAAATTAATAGTTTGAACATCTACATACGCAAACGCCATATCAACATCAGTAGAAAATCCATAATCTTGCTGATTAGTTACTGTTGACAAATTTAAATTTGCCGACAAACTAGTAATCTTATATGGACCACTACTATAAACTGTAGATTCTTTAAACATTTTATATTAAGAAATTATCATTCTTACCTATTATATACACTCTTAAAGATTCAAAAGATAAATCCATTTCAGTTTGTGGTAAAGCTATTGTAGTAGAATTATTATCCCCCAATCTCCACACATAAGCTATTTTCTTTGAATTTAATACATATTCAATAACTAAACCACTAATTTGAGTTGTTACAGAACCGTCAAAACCCGCTCTATCTTTAGCGTAAATATAAATTTGATTATTAAATATTTCTACTACATTTGTTATAGTATTATAAGAAGCGTCCGAATAATCAAAAGAAGGTATTAAATAATCATATCTTTCATTAATATCAAAAATTCTTGAAGTATCGCTAACAAAACCTTCGCTTACTATATTTAAATTCGGGCTGGATAAAATATTAGTAGGCACGATTTCTGTACTATTAGTTTGATCGTTAGAAAATAAAATAGAAGGAGATAGATTGTCATTCTTTTCAACAAAACCAAATTTACTTATTTCATATTCTGCTCCAGCTATTTCAAACTCCGTTTGAGTTCTTTCTTTGATAGATACTACCCTGTAATTTTTAGAATACGCTAATTTACTTTCGTATTTTGAATCGTAAACCCACAAAGTAGAAGCTCCAATAGTTTGCATTATGGATATTTCTTCATCAGTTAATCCTGATGTTTTTAAAACTATTTTAGTTCTGAAGTTTCCGTCTAGACCTACGGACTCAACTTTAAATTTATAAATATAAGTAGAAGATAATTGATCTATTCTAGCATCAGAAATTCCAGTTGTTTGCTTTTCAGATTCTTTGTTTAAAACCGATGGAGAAATAGAAGATGTCGGAACTATAAACGCTATAGTATCATTAACTCCAATAAAATCATATCTATCATCTAAAACAACTTCTGTTTCGTTTAAAGAAATAACTCGCCCACCTTTTCTTCCGCTTACTTTGATTTCATCACTTACTGATATCACATTTCCTGGCAATAACAAAAGAGCTTCTGGGCCAGCAGTAAAACTAATTAATTCTTGTTCCACCTGATTGGTAACCAAAAACCATTGGCCTATTCTTTTCGCTTGAGATTTAGATGTTACGCCAAAACCTATAATTTCTTTTTCTATATATCCATATCTTCTTATATTAATTTGATCTTCTACATACACTGTTTGATCTTTAAACTTACTATTTTCATCAGAATATGTTATTTTTGCAACCGTATAACGAGTATCTTTTGACGAACTGGCGTACTGAAAAACTCCATCTTTTACATTTGAATTATTAAAGAAATAAGATGAAGATTTTGGACGATCATTATCAAAATTAACAAAATTATTAGACCAATAAACAAGACCTTTAAAAACAGAAGCTACGTTATTTAATAGATTAATAACATCTGTTTCGCTACTTAAAGATATGTTAGCTCTAAATCTTGGTTCCAACAATGGCAAAAACCCTTTAAATTGTGACGAAGCTTTTCCTGTGTTATTTACATGAGTTCTAATCTCTTCGTCCGAAAAACAAGATTGTGTTTTAATAAAAGATATAAATGAGGTTAGTTGTTGATCAACATCGCTTCCAACTGTAGCAGAAGAAGTCACATTAGCTGGAGAAGAAACAGCGGTTATTAAAGCGCTTAAAGACTGGCTATATCTATTTTCTTGTTTTGTTTTGCTTTTTAAGTAATCTTTTACAGAAGGAAACATGCTGCAAATTTTATGAATACCAAATTCATTTACCAATTGAATATTTGCTTCTGATTCGGAAATCTTTGTAACAGAAACCACGATTTTTTTAAAACTTTTAATATCGGTTTCAATTAAATTAACGCTATTATTTCCAAATTGAAATTTTGTAATAAAATTTAAATTAATAAGATCTATTTTAGAACCAACAGGAAAGTAAAGATTAAAATCCACAGGGGTATTATTTTCATCAGATTTAACGTTTATATAATTTCTATAAATATTTTTGATTAATACAGGTTTATATTTAGAAACATTTTCAGTGGAAACTAATTCATCACAATATTTTGCAATCTTATACATACTCCATTTATCAGCTAAACTTTCTTGAAAAGAGAATTTTCCTAATCCATATCTATAATTAGTAATTAAATCGTATAATATCCACGCTGGATTATCGGTCCATCTTAATACAGAATCAAATTCTCCATTCCAAAATCCGTCGTAAGTTTTAGATTCAGCGTCATAATTTTCTGGAACTTTAATTTTTAATAATTTAAAATCAAATTGCCTATTTGGAGGTTGGGTAAATCCTCTGGCATCAAAAACACTTAAAAAATAACAAGTATTAGGATATCTAAATTTTAAAGATGTCATTTCTGTAATTGAAGAAGTTCCTATAGATCTTGCAAGCTTGTTATTTGTAGGATCGCTTCTAGCGTTTAAATTAAAAATTTTTATATAAGGCTGTAAACTGAAATCAAAATCCGAAACATCAAAAAATAGATCAAATGCATAAGCAGTTGTCGCTATACCGGAAACTTTGTGAGCGATATAGCAAGCATAATCATCTCTTAATTTGTATCCAATTTTAATTCCAAAGACAGCAGAATTTCCTAAAGTGTTTCCTTTGTCATCAACAGAGTATAAATTCATAACTTTTAAACTCAAAATTAAAAAATCAGTATTAGCATCTTTAATTTCATGATATGCTCCAAAACAAGTCTGAAAGTTAAAATCATTAAAAACATTAATATTAAAATTCGTTACCGAGTTTGAGGTTCCCGCTATTATTTGCATCGCCGACTCATGAGAACTTGTTGAAGCAAACGCCGTTGGGCTAGCGTCTGCGCCAAGACCATAAAGAGTTTTATCTAATGCGTAAGAAACGCCAGCATTAGAAAAAGAAAAATTACTCCAAAAAGAACTTTCACCAACAGAAATAGAAGACTGAAACTCTGTTCCAGCTCTCGAAAACATCTCAAGGCGATTGTAGTTGTATGTATTTGTTAAATTATTTTTTATTGAATATTCGTTTAAATATACGCCTTTAAATATTTCACTATTGTTTTGTCCGTCATCAAATAAAATAACTTCATTTCCATCGGGATCTACTAAACCAGCTAACGGCCCTTCTCCGATAACGTCTTGAACATAGTATTTAGTAGTAGATTCTAAAATATTAGAATAAGATACAAACGGAGCAAAAGAACTCTTTTGTTGTAAAAAAGCTCTTAATTGATTACCAAATTGCGATATTGACGAATCAGAATTTTGTTTCATATTTTTGAAGAATAATTACCAACACCAACTTCTATTTTTACAGTATTATTAACAGCAGAGACATAAGAAGAGTCAAGACTGAACGGAATAGCGTTTATAACACTAGACCCAACTCTTAAACGCCCGTATCCTAGTTGAATCGGAGTGTTTCTTGCTGCTACATTGTCTCTTCCGTTAAATATAAAAGAAGCTGTTTTGATTTGTCTTGGATCTCCCGGTTTCATTAAATACGTTATTAAATAACTTATTCCAACCATTATAGCAACAAACAAAACAAATTTTAACACCGATACCCAAGTTAATTTCGCTAAAAAATTTGATAGCGCCGCAACTCCCGCCCAAAAAAGATTAAAATTAAAACCAGAACAAATAAAAATTTCAATAACAGAAGCAGTTTTAATGTAAGAATCCAAATCAATTTCTATGTCATGATGCAAAACTCCATCAATAACCAAACCTAATCCATAGTTTTGTTTTAAAAGTTTATTCATTTTAAACGAATAATCTGTTGTATTACTTGCTATGCATTTAAAAATATCTTTAAGATTGTCAGCTTTAACAACAAAAAAATCACAAAACATTTTTTTCAAAAGACCATGTAATATAATTTTTTTCATTTTATAGAAGCGTTAGCAAGGCCAACAGTAGCGATAGAAGGGATTAAAGCTGTTTTTGTTTGATCATTTGAAAAATTTAGATCAAAATTTAAACTAACGGTGCTAATAACATGGCTTCCTATTCTTAATCTACCATAAGATACTGGAATAGGAGTATTCCTATTCGCAGTATTTTCTTTAGAAGAAAAAATATAAGAAGAAGTTTTGACTTGTTTTGGATCTTTAGGGCTTAATAATTTATTCACTAAAAAACTAATCCCAAATGATATAACAGACATTATTATTACGTTTACAAGAAAAATACCTATTTTACCAGCAATCGTTGTAGCTGTAATACTAGTAAATAAAATAGTTGAAGACGCAAAAGCCGCCAAAGAAA